AAATATCTAAACCTTTGTATGAGAATTATGTCTTTTATCGTAAAGGGTTCTGGATTTGCTTTGCCTATGTACTTTGGGACTTATTACGTTCTTTTGGGTGGTTGTGATGTACGAATATAATTGTGAAGTAACAAGAGTGGTCGATGGTGATACAGTTGATGTAATTATCGATTGCGGTTTTTCTATATTACATAAAGCAAGAGTCCGAATGTATGGCATTGACACGCCAGAATCGAGAACCAGAGATAAAGATGAAAAAGCTAGAGGCTTGATGAGTAAAGATTTTTTAGTTGATATGCTTGATAAAGGCGATGTAGTTATAAAAACTAAAAAAGATAAAAAAGGAAAGTTTGGTCGGATATTGGGAGAGCTTCATGTTGGCAATAAAGGGAGAAGCGTAAATATTAATCAATCTTTAATTGATAATTTTCTTGCAGTGGAATACTACGGACAGAGCAAAGAAGAAATAGAAAAAGAACATATTGTTAATCGACAAAAACTAATTGAACGAGGCGAATTTAATCCAGAAAATGTATGAGAAATCTTCTGCGTTTATCTGCTTTAATATTATTCGTGATTTTTATTGGAGCAGAAAATAATAAAATGGATAGAAATCAATTAGTTAGAGAGCTAATTTTTGATGAGGGGATGGTTTTAGAAATATATAAAGATCATCTGGGCTATGAAACTTTCGGAGTAGGACATCTTATTACAGATAAAGACGATGAATGTGGACAACCTGTAGGCACTCCCGTTTCAGGGCAAAGAGCTTTAAGTTGCTTAGAAAAAGACATAGATACTATTTGTGCAGAGTTAGATAGAGCTTTGCCGTGGTGGAGAGAATTAGATGATGGTCGACAAAGAGTAATGGCTAATATGGGATTTAATTTAGGTTTAACTCGATTATTAAAATTTAAAAAGTTTTTATCAGCTATGGAGCGAGGAGATTTTGATACTGCTGCTCTTGAAATGATGGATTCTCTTTGGGCAACTCAAGTTGGACCAAGAGCACATCGTTTAAGAAATTTGGTTTTGGGAGATAATAGTGTATAAAACATGGATTTGGTTTTTTACAATTTGGACTATTTTATTTGTTTACTCAGTCGAAGTAATGGCGGATCAAACAGGAGACTGCACGGCAGGGGAACAGTATTGTGAACAAAACTCGATGGAAACCACATCGACTACGACTACGACTAATACCAATACAAACACAAATACCAATACCAACACCAATGCCAATACGAACACAAATACTAATACTAATACAACAACAACTACATCTACTGGAACGAATACAAATACGAACACGAATACAAATAGCAATACTAATACAAATACCAGTACATCGACTGCTACAAACAATAATACAAACAGTAATACGAATACCAGTACCAGTACATCGAATGCTACAAATTCAAATACTAACGTAAATACCAGTACATCAACTGCGACTAATAATAATGTTAATACTAATAATTCGACTTCAAATGTGACATCAACAAATAGTTCTACAAGTACAAATACAAATAATAATATGAGCACATCGACAAGTACGAGCAGTAATACGAATACAAATGTAAATCAGTCAACGAGCGAGAATAAAAATACAAATGTAAACCAGTCAACCTCTGAATCGAATGTAACTACAGATAATACGAATACAAATGTAAATCAATCGACTTCAAATAATACAAATAAAAACATAAATGAATCGAAAAGCGAGCAAACTATTAATCAAAATATCAAGACTGAAGCACCGCCTGCTTCTGCGATTGCTCCTAGCATCATGAGTTATTCTCAAGACCTTTGTACTGTTGGAAGATCAGGTGCATTTCAAGGTCAGGTCTTTGGTTTATCTGCTGGTCGTACTGTAAGAGATGAAAATTGCGAAAGGCTTAAATTATCTAAGTATCTATATGATACAGGCATGAAGGTCGCAGCAGTCGGCATTTTATGCCAAGACCCTAGAGTTTTTAAAGCAATGCAAATGGCAGGAACTCCTTGTCCTTATTTTGGAAAAATTGGAGAAGAAGCTAGACTTGCATGGGCATCCAATCCTAAAGACCGACCAGACTATAAAGAAGCAAAAGATAGTTATGTAAGTAAATGTAGAGGTACATTGAACGAAGCGGCTTTAAGAAAATCCAGAGGCACTTGTGTTAGAGAATTTAACAAGGGTACTTAGCTTATTTTTTTTATTTTCTGTTTCTACGGTTAATGCAGGATATGTTTATGAGGCAGATCAAAGCCTTTTTAATCTAGTAAATGAGCAAAACACTACTAATATGGCTGTTGGTGACGACCAAGTATCTTCAGCCTTTACACTAGATTTTACATTTACTTTTTATGGTGAAGATTTTACAACTGCTCGAATGGCTACTAATGGTTGCCTACATTTTGGGTCGTCAGGAGGCTATTGTAATGACTACACACCTGATCCTTTGCCTGAAATTACATACACCTTATATCCTTTTTGGACTGATCTAATAAGAGATAATGGATCAAGTGTATTAGCTAAGAATTTTACTGATAAAACAGTTTTTGGGTGGTACAACCTACGAGAATATAACAGAAGCAATACAGATAATAGTTTTGAAGTTGTGTTGTGGAAAGCAGATGACAGCTTTGAGTATCGTTATGGCGCTCTTAATATTATTAACCACGATGTATTGATTGGAGAACAAGGCGCAGCAGATGAATTATACACTTACTTGTTCCATGATGAGTGTAGCACTGGCACAACGAATGTATCAGGTAGTTGTGTTAATACCAATTGGAACTCAATTGCTTCAAACACTTTACTGGAAAGTGGTGGGAGTTTATATGGTTTAGGCTCTGGAAATGCTCTTGATTGTAGCAATCCTTTAAATAATACCGCTTGTGTTGGATATGCTGCTGCCTTTTTAACTCAACAATGTGATTTAGATGGATTGTATTCTACTCAGTGCCCTAACTATTGGGATGATTTATTTGATTATGAATGTTCGTTGGACTCGCAATATTCTCCTGCGTGTCCGGGATATATGGTCGAAGTATATACTTACGATACCTATTATGAAGAAGATATATATGGGTACGATGACTATCAAGACGAATATTATGGCTATGAAGATGAGTATTACGAAGAGATGCATTCTTTTGAGGAGGTGGATTTCTATGCTGATGACTTATCGGGGGTAGTTCCATTTGAAGAAGAGTTTTACTTTGAAGAAACTTTGTTTTTTGAAGATGAGTATTTTGATTCTATAGATATTTTTTTAGAAGAGACTGAATATGCTTTAGATGAAGAGTTTATTACTTTGCCATATATAGAAGAAGAAACATATATACAGCATATATATGATGAAGTATTGTTGGCGGAAGATTATTTTGAGATTGATCATGATCTACCAATATTAGATGATGTTTTATTAGATCGTTTTGAGCATGAAGAGCTTATAGAGGAGTATCTTGAAGAAGAAACTATTGAGTTTTTAGATTTTGAAACTATCGAAGAAATGGAAGAATTTTTTGAAGAGGAATTTGCAGATGAACAAACTGAAGAAGAGATGGTTGAGGAATTGGTTGAGGAATTGGCTGATGAAGAAGTTGATGAAGATTCAGATTTGGAGAATAGCGAAAGCCTTGCAGAAGAGAGAGAAGGCTCAGATGAAGATATTGAAATTACTGTCGTAGAAAATACAGATAAGAAGAACAGTAAAAGAGCAAGGCAATTAAATGTTGTTGCTAAAAGTATAAAAGCTGCAACTAATAGTGTTAGTGGAACAACATCAGGAACATCAGCAGAAGCAACTGGAATGTCAGCATCTTCTAGTGTTCAAACAAATGTAGTAACATCATCTGTTTCTGGCGGCACAGTTAGTGTAAGTAACTCACCAAGCATTTCTGATCAGGTCGCTAGTTCGGCAGCGCAAACTCAACAGATTTTATCTATGAGCGCAGGAGCTGATATATCTGGCGGAGAATCAGGATCATCAATGTCTGCTACAGATAATACAACTATGGCATCTAGTTCTAGTTCATCTAGTATAGGTTCTAGTTCTTCTTTTTCAGTTACGCCAACGGTTAGTGTAGATAGCTCTCCTCAAGTGGTTATGGCAGAAGTGCAAGTACAAAATATGCAGGGAGAGATAGATACAGCTATATCTGGAGTGATGACAGCTAGTGAGGCTGATGAAATTGCAGATCAGATTATTGCTCAGAATATACAGAATCAACAAGAAGAGCTTGAAGATGAGCAGTCTCAAACAGGCGAGTATGGAGATTCAAGTACACTGATAGCCTATATGGGTTATGTGCCGGGATTTAATACATATAGTCAAGCTCAGTTACCCCAAGCGTCTGATTGGTATGAGCCAGAAGCTATTTATGCTAATGTAGCTATACCAGATAACAATAGTGCGTTTATGGGAATGTACTCAGACAGTTTAAATGGAATGAACAGTTTAATTAATATGCAACCAAAACTTTAGGAGTCGAATATGGATTGGTTTCAATCAAAAACAACACAGCTAATAGCGTTGGCAGGTATTGTCAGTACATTAGCAGGCTTTGGTTATCAGGGAGCTACATATATTAATAGAATAGAAAACCTAGAAAATAAGATAGCAACTCTAGGTGCAACAGAAGATGCTCAAAATGCTATTGAAGAGCGTTTTGCATCAATAGAGACTTCTGTTGAGTTTATTAATAAAACAATAGACGGAAGTTTATTGCCCGATGTTAAAGCCGATGGAGAGATGATAAAAGTTCTCGATGTAGATATAGCAACAATTAGAACAAAAATGGAATCATTAGAAAATCAGGTAGAAAAACTTGAAAATAAAGATGATAACCCATTAGCAAACTGATATGAACGATAATTATCCAAGCGGAAGATTCGGGGGCGATATGGATCGCAATGAAGTAGAAATGGACTTAAATAAGTTCATGGCTATGATACAAGAGATTGGCGAGCTTAAAGATAAAATCAGAGAATTAGAAGATGTTAAAAACAATAACCCGTATCAAAAAGTTATTTTTATAGCACAAGCTGTTGATAGTTGGAGGATATTTCCAAGAGCATTTTTAACTGTTTATATTATTTTGCTTTATTATACGGTTATGTGGTTTATGGATTTACCTAATCCCACGTTTGAACAATCAGGGTTAATCTCTGTAATTGTGGGCGCAGGGGCTGCTTGGTTCGGCTTGTATGCAGGAACGAGCGGAAGTTCTAAGAGTTTTAAAGGTGATAAATAATAAAGGAGGCTGTTATGGCTATTGGTTTAAGTAAATG